TGGAGCAGAAAAATTAGTAAATCCCTGAGCATTATCATTCAGAGTGCTATCAATTTCCGAAGATATTACTTGTTCGCTAATGAATAGACCAATCCTATAACTAGGAGTATTTGTATATTGATCAAGAATTAAAGTTTGATCTGGAACTGTTACAAATCTTCCTCTCAGAAAATATACACCTTCGTTAACCTGGAAAGCTGATCCTGTTGAAGTTGAATTAAACTCAATTGTTTTTGCAAATCCTTCACCAGACTGAATTGATGTAGTACCAAATTCTATAGAATTTTCAGTAATTAAATTTTCTGCATCATTGAATTGTCTAGACTTTGCATCAGTGCCACTTTGAAGATAATCAACATAAAGAGTATTGGTATTTCTAGAAGATTCTGCAGCAGTTAATACCTTTACTACTTTCGCAGTTACATTTGAATTTTCGCCTCTAATCGTATTTCCAACAAGCTGATCCAGATAGAGAGATATTGGTAATCCAAGAAACTCATCTTCAATTTCAACAGCATAAAAATTGCTGTTGTATGATAATTGACCAGGGATTACCTTTGACCCTTCTTTAAAAAAGTGTGTGCCAAACTGTTCAACCTGATTTTGTAAAATAGATTGAAGAGTTGTTAGTTCTCTAGCTTGGACAGGATATCCTGGTTTAAAAAGAACCTGATAATAGTCTTTATTGACATCGAAATCGTCAAAATAAGGATAGACGTTGAGATTAGTTTCCTGTGGCATAATTCATTAGAATTGTAATATTACCTTGACATCTTCTTTTTGAGAAGAAGATCTAGTAACTGATGGTCTGTTATCTACATAAATCAAGTTTCCAGAATATTTTTTGACTTCTGGATTTGACACACCATTCGTAAAGCTTTGGCCTAAGTAATATGTCTTGCTATTTATCACGGTAGAGACACCCGTAAATGTAGAATCAATTTTAAAAGTATTAGCAACTCCAACGATATCCAAATTACCGCCAGTGCTGACAGAAGAAGTGAATCTATTCAGTTTAAGGCCATATTGTGGATTTGCATTTTGTGAAAAATCAGTATTGAAACCAGCCATTGATCTGTCTTGCCAATACTTCAAAACACCCGTTGGTTGATCATAAGAAACAACTCTACCAACTGCTGTTGATCCAACACCAATGGTCTGGGTGATGAAACTATCTGGTTCAAAAATACCAGTACTATATCCAGCACCAGCAAGTCTTACTGCATATACTCCAGAAGCAGTGCTTGTCTGTAAAATTTCAGTAGATCCAAAAGCTTCGGGATTTTCAATGATTCCAATACGAGCAATTTGGTTGCCAGTAATAAAGTCCGCATTTCCATCTTCATTCGAGAATCTAGAATACATCATTACATTTGATGCTCCAAGTTCTCTATAGATATCTGCACCATGTCCACCCTGAGGAGGAATGACTACATTAAATGTTGGAGTTGTTGTTCCTGTTGGAACACCGCCTGCAGGCAAATTAACTCTTCCGAATGTATATCCAGAACCACCTCTTGATATAGCAATACTTTCTACTTTGGAGTCGTTATTAATTGAAATTGTGCATTCTGCACCATTTCCATCACCATCAATAGGAACTCTAGTGTATACTCTGTTAGCAGTTCCAAGACCGACACCACGATTTGTAATTGTGACGATCTTCAATTGTCCACTAGTTCCTGCATTAGATCTTACTGCAGAAATATTAGAGTCCGTTGTTGTTATCCAATCTCTTGGAACTGGAATATAATCGGTTGAATCAAATTTAATAATATCTGATGGTGCAATAGTGAAAAGATATTTCCAAATATATCCATCACCACTAGTTCCAGCCTCTCTTGGTTCTAGATCAGTGAATGTTGGTTCATCAAGAGATGGTTGTCCATTTGGATATTCTGGACTTACACCATTTCTTAAACAAATATAAACGCGATAGTCACTGTTTACAATATAAAAATTTGCATCATACAATCTGGTAGCACCGGATGGTTTTGATGTATTACTACTGGTAATATCATGTCGATACATGTCATATGTAATACCAGATGTCCAAGTCACTTTACGGACAACTTGTTTTACATCACTACTTGTAATTTTTTTCATTGTAATGACCGTATCCCAGTCATTATCCTCATCAGCAAAAGAATCTTTTGGTGATGGGGGATCAGAATCCCAATCAGAATATACATCTTTGGGATTTGGTAATCCAATGAAAGCATAGTAAGAATTTGATGTGGATGCTACTCCAGCAACAAAATTCTTTGCATTCAAAATACGAAGTTGGTCAGTAATTATGGCTGCCATTAGTAAACCATTAAGAGAGCTTTTTTGGTATTTATATTATTAAAATCAATACTGATTAAGCCCACACCCTCATCGGATTCTGCGGCTCGACTACATACTGATCCCATCCGTCAGGCAAATCGCCTTGGTAGTTGACGTGATAACCAGGCAACACAGTAGGTGGTGTGACCTCATTACCGTCTTCGTCCCACTCACCGCCTTCAGTAATCGTGCCAATCACATCAATGGCATAATTAGTAGTATAGTCAGTCAACTTTTCCTCAGTGCCTGTTTCATTATCTTCTTCGTCATACACAGGAACAGTGGACATAAAACCAGCATTACGAGCTGCAGTGAGCCACGTTGATTCATCGGGGAATCGAAAGAAAGGACCGAATGTTGGTGGAGTTTGGGGAAGTTCTTCAGTCATGGTTAGTTTCTGGTTCTTTGGAGTGTGACTTGATTAAGGCGGCTAGGCCAGAAAGTAAAACGTCTAAAATGACCTGTTACTTGAGATGCTCCTGTATCAGTTGCACCTAAAGTAAGACGGTCAACAGTTGGAAGGCTGCTAGGTGTGCCCTCGCCCGAAATGCTGTCGGGCCCAGAAGACCCAGCATCGTCAACTTTAAAAGCAAAAGCAACTTTGACACGATTAAAAATATTTGATGCGCCTACTGGATTTTTAACTATTTGATTGACGCCACCAACTCTTATTCTATATCTATGATTGGTTTCAGAAACTAATTTAATACTTATAGAATCGTTTCCACCACCCTCGGAAAAAGCTATCAATGTTGGGCCGGCGGCGTCTGTATCTAATACATGTGCGTCATAAAACACCGTACCTTCCGACTGATTATAAAAACTATCAAAGTTATTGCCATCAATCTTTGTAATGTCAACAGAACGGGTGACGCTGGAACCGCTGGTAGGGATATAACTGGTGGAAAAGTCTCCGTCTTCTAGTTGGGCACCCCAGATGTAATTATAATTTCCACTCCCAGAGTAACTAGTGGCACCACTACTATCAGTCAAATGAATATGTGGAACAACAGAAGTAACTGTTGCACTAAATGTAGCCGTAACTGAAATGCGATACCATCCATTAGGATATTCGGTAACTGTTTGAGACCGATTAGTTCCGTTCCCATAAGTAGTATTGTTTGATGGATTATCAAAATCAAATTTTGCATAAGCATTCTCACTATTAGCAGCCATCCTCAAAACCATAATAAAATGAGAAAAATCTCCTTGCTTTACAAAACATGATGCTGTGAATGTATCACTAGAATCGGTAGTAAAAGAAAGTTTTACATTATGAGCAGCGTCCGTAGAATCATCCGTAATTTTAGTTGCCGTATTTGTTCCGTCAGGAGCAGTTATTGATGTGTCTATGGCATCGGTAGTATTTGTATTTGTCCACTCTGTAAAGTCTTCACTGTAAGTTACAAAATTTTGTCTAGACTGTTCAACCAACAACCCAAGGCTTTCACCTGTTGTTGGGTCGTGGTCAAAACGTGGGGCGCTGCTAATTGTGCCGGTGGTTTTGACGTATTCACCAACATTAGAAGACTGTTCAAGTTGAGCACCCCAAACATAAATACCAGAGGCTCCATCACCGGTATAGTTACTAGTAGCTGTGGTTGCACTGTCAGTCAACCTTAGTTGAACAGCAGCAGATGCGGTATCTGTAGCAGTATGTGTTAATGAGCAACGATACCAACCATTCGGATATGCCTCAATTCTTGCAGTTCCACCTCCTCCATGCGTAGCAGTACCATTAGTAAGATCAAAGGTCGCAACTTTATTTTCACCAAAAGCAGCTGTAACAAATACAAAACCAAAGTGACGATTAGTTGTGTATTGCTTAGCCCAACAGGAAACAGTATAAGTTGTACCTGATACAAAAGAACTGCTATTAGCAAGATATCTACCATTAGTAGTTGTATTTTCAACTAAAAGAGTGGCTGTGTTTGTACCATCAGGTGCAGTGGCAGCATCATCAGTAACAGTGCCTCTAAGCACACCTTTATTCCACGACGAGGCAGCACCGAACCCTTCACTGGCTTCAAAATAGTTAGTAGTTGCCGTCTTAATAGTCTTATTAGAATCAACATACGTTGCTGAACTGGATCTTCTATGCGTGACTGGAGAGGATAAGTCATTGTGTGTGTCAGCAGTGGCGTCAAGTAATGACTTATCCTCGGCAAA